AAAACTCAAAGATGTACGCAATTTTGACAGCGTATGATGCAGCTCTTGGTGCAACTATTGAGGACGTAGAAAAAACATTAGAAGCCAGGACTTATTAAATTAGGAGAATAAAATGGATGTAGGTATATTAAACAGTTTAGGATATTTTGAAGTTATAGAAATATCTGTTTGGTTAGCCATAATGTATTACGGCAAATGCTGGGTAGATAATAAGTTCAAGTGAGATTGGAGAGAGGAAACGAGCATAAGCCTGAAATATCTTGATTTTATTAGAGGGGAAAATTGCTTTTGTGGTCAAAAGGGAGAACCTCACCATCTGAAAAATGTGGGGATGGGAAGAGACAGGAAAAAACCGATGATAGAACACTTTGAGGCAATTCCCCTGTGTCGTATACACCACACGGAAATTCACACCCTTGGTAAAAAAACGTGGATGAAAAAGTATGATTCCGTAAATTTGTACAAAGTGTTGTGCAAACTTTTAATTAACTATTTGTGGGAGCTGGAAAACGATAGACGATGAACTGCTGGCACTGCAAAAAAGAACTTATATGGGGCGGAGACCATGACACGGAAGACGATGAAGAGTACGACATTATAACCAACCTGTCGTGCCCGAACTGCTATTCGTATGTCGAGGTCTACTATCCGTCGGAAAAAACAATTAAGGAATATGAAAAAAATAAAGGAGAAACACATGAAAGATTTTGATGACATAATTAAGATAGTCCTAAAGCACGAAGGAAAATACGTTAACGACCCGAATGACGCAGGTGGCGAAACTAATTTTGGTATATCCAAGAGGAGCTATCCTGATGTAGATATAAAGAACCTAACAAAGTCCGATGCCATAAGTATATACAAGCGTGACTACTGGGACAGGTATAAAGTCGAGAGCTTGCCTAAGGAACTATGGCACATCTATTTTGATATGTGTATTCACATGGGCAACTCAAGAGCCGTAAAAATACTACAAAAGTCTGCGGTCAATAGAGGAAGAAAGATAAAAATAGATGGAAGGTTGGGTCGAAATACACGAAGAGCATTGAATGGGGTGTCGGTAAATAGGGTTCGTGCTTTTCGGGTTAGGTATTATGTAGAATTGGTAAATAAAAAACCACGCAACGAGAAGTTCTACTATGGTTGGTTTCGCAGGGCACTTGAAGTATGAGAGTTAGAACAAAAACCATAAGTGCGGTATATAATGCCTAAATTCGACGGGGAAATGTGGCAGAAATAGAACTAAGACCACACAAAGGGAAACAAACCGAGTTCCTCAAATCTAAAGCTAACTGGGTTTTTTATGGGGGAGCAAGAGGAGGAGGGAAAAGCCTCATGCTGGCGTGGAAAGCAGCACTAACCCCCAGAAGATGGCACTATGAATATAAAAAACAAGAAATTACAGAAAAATCGGCAATGCGACTCAAAGCTAATAAAAAAACCTACCGCACAATTGTCGATTCTGTCTCCATTAATTATCCTGATTATATAGCACTTTTAGTCAGACGTACCTACCCCCAGCTTGAAAGAAACCTGAAACCCGAATGTGATAAGCTCTATCGACACTACGGAGCTAACTGGCAGGAAAGAAATAAATGCTATCTGTTCCCGTCGGGAGCTAAAGTCTATCTTGTTCACTGCCAAGACCGAAGAGCATTAGATAACTATATCGGAGGTAACTATAACTTCCTCGGAATAGACGAGGCAAACCAATTCCCAGAAGGATGGGTGGACGAACTTGCTACCTCCGTCAGAACAGACAACCCAGAACTGTCTCCGCAAATATGCCTTACATCAAATCCTGGGAACATTGGTCATGTCTGGCTGAAAAGAAAATTTATAGACAGATGTCCACCTGACAACCTCGGGAAAGCGGTTTTCGATGACCGCTTCCAAGTCGAATATCAACGTAAAAAATCAGGAAAAACCTTCCGAGATGAAGACGGTATAAGCTGGAAATTTATACCAGCTACCGTGTTTGATAACCCCTCACTCTTGGATAATGACCCTGGATATGTAAAAAAATTGAAACAGCTTAACCCTATCCTGAGAGCTATGTGGCTTGAGGGACGTTGGGATGTGTTCGCAGGGACGTTCTTCGATAACTGGAATCCTATGCACCATATCATTAGCGGAGGATTTCAATACAACAAGCACTTTAAAAAAACGACACACGCTCTCTATAGATTTTATGATTATGGGACTAAAGCTCCGTTTGTCTGCCTGTTTGCTGCGGTTGACCGCAATCAGGATATGATTATTTTTGACGAAATTGTGGAAACGGGTCTCTCTGCCTCTCGGCAAGCTAAGTATGTTAATGAGTATACTTATAAAAATTATAAACTTAAACCTAACGACTTTGCCGAAGATATAGCAGATCCTGCCTACTGGACAAAACATTCAGAAAAAGAAGGGAGACTCTATTCTCCAGCAGATTTTTATGGCGACGAAGGGATATATCTGTCAAAAGCTAATAACGACAGAAAAGCAAAAGCAAAGATTGTCTACGAAGGCTTTACAGTACCAGACGAAGGCAACCCGAGAGTACGCTTTACTGAAAACTGCTTGTATTGTATTGAAACATTGCCTAATTTGCCTGCGGCACCCCTTGATCCCGAAGACGTGGATACTAAGTCTGAGGATCATGCCTTTGATGCTCTGTCCTATGGTATGCTTAAGGTGCTAACTGGTATAGTTACAGAAGAGAAGCGGAAAAAAGGATGGAGATACAAACTTTTAGAGAGAGCAAAAGGAGGAACTTTGAACTGGAAAACAGCATAGTTGGCTAAAGACGCAAGAGCAGAAAAAATTTTAAAAAGTTTTCAATATGCTTTTGATTCCTTTAAAACGGCAAGGGATGACAGCGAAAAGGCTGTCCGTTATTTAAACAACGACACTTGGACTGCGGCAGAAAAATCTGCTGCCACAAAACATAAAAAACCAACTTTATCTTATAACATAATCACCCCCATAATCTCCACACTTATGGGAAACGAGCAACTCAACCGAAGGCAGGCTCGTTATAAACCGACAACAATCGATAGTGTCCACATAGCAGATATTATCCAGGGTCGCTGGTCTGCACTTGTAGACGAGCAGGATATAGAAGAAAAACTCCAGATTGTCTTCACAGACGCACTGACCACTAAAGTTGGGGGCTGGATACAGAGATCTTTTGAGATGAATGAAGCTGGATATCTCGATTTTAAATATGATGTTCTGAATAATATGAGGGTTTTTATCGACCCAGAAACGAGAGCTAACGATTATAAGCTTGAACATTGCCGATGGATAATTAAAGAGGGGTGGGAAACCCTAGATGTCATATCAGAAAAATACACAATCGATCCAGACGAACTGAAAAAAGAAAGATCAAGAGATTGGTGGACACAACTTTCAATGACCGTCAGGCGTTTCGCAGACAAGGGATACTCTAGGGGTCTTGAAAACTATGACAAGGAAAATGACCGTTACCGCATTCTTGAAATGCAGGAGAGAACAGCAAGGAAAATGGTGCGGATATTTGATGGTGAGAATTATATGACCGTCGAAAAGAAAGATTATAACAAATTAAAAATCGACACTCCAAACCTTACGAAAATTCAAGACTTTGAACAGGCTACAACTCACATTACAACACTTATCCCATTTTTTAAAAACTTAATCGTAATAGATGAAGAATCAAAAAACCCCACACCTAACTTTGATGTGTTCCCCGTGTTTTCATATAATTACAACATCCAAGTCTCAGAGCAGACATCCCTTGTGGATCTTTTATTAGACATACAGGACGATGTAAACAAGGCAAAAAGCCAGGTGAGGGATTATGTAACTCAAATACTGTCTGGGGGAGTCTTTATAGATAAGCGGGAGAAGGAAACCATCAAGGCACTCAAGACCAAAGGGAACCAGCCAAACATGGTTTACGAGTTAAACAATCCCGCCATAATGCCCCAAAAGATGCCCCCATCCTCGATTCCCTCAGACATTATGCTTAACGCAGAGAATTCAGTCGGGTTTGCACAGAGAGTATCACTAATCAGCGAGGCGATGAAGGGCGAAACGTCACGCTCTGGAGAATCGGGTGTTTTATTTGAGGCAAAAGTTAAACGTGCAGCAGCAGCAATTAATCCTTATTTCAGAAATTTATCAAGGTTAAGGAAGACTATTGCCGAGGATTTTGTGGACAATTTTAGTTTTGTATACGCAGAGAAAGACCGCATTGTCAGGGTAAAGGGGGACGATATCTTCTCAGAAGTAATTTTAAATCTTCAGGCGGCTGGAGAAACTTTAAACAATGTTATAAATCCATCTATTTATGTAGAGTTGGATGAAGGAGAACAAAATGTCACGAACATCGAGGATAATTTCAATCGCCTCCTCGCTTTGGTTAACCTTATCGGGCAGTATAACCCAGCACTTGTTGACGTGGAAACTATTGTGGCTCAAGCTCCGATTCCAGGTGCTGATAAAATGGTCGAACATATCCAAAGGGCACAGCAGTCGCAGTCAGAAGCGGCACAGGCACAGGGAGACATTGAAAGGACAAAGGCGATCCTTGAAAACGTCAAAATAGAAAGAGGAATAATGACCGACGAAGAAAAGATGCGTATGGATGCAGCCAAAGGAGAAAAATAATGCTATTTAGTTCAGATGCTCAAAGAAAGTTTATGTTCGCAAGATTGCCACAGGTAGCAAACAAGTGGCAAGAAGAGAGCAAAAGTACGAAGTTGCCTAAAAAGAAAAAGGGAAAAACAACATACGCTGATATATATTCAGCAAAAAAAAATAGAGGGAGAACGTAATGGTAGAAGCAGAAGAGCAATATGTAAAAGAACTTGAAAGCTTAGATAAAGGGGATACCACAGAGGAATCCCCTGTAGAGGAAGAATCCTCTAAAATTCGAGAGAAAGACGGGGATCTTTATATCCTTGATTCTGAGGGAGCCGAGTCCAGTCCTGAAGGGGAAATACTGGAAGAGGACAAGCCAACAGAAGAAGGGGAAGAGGTCTCTTATAAAGGAACTCCTTATGAGGGGAAATCCGTGGGTGAGGTTGTGGAAATGCACCGTAACGCTGAAAAGAAAATCACCGAACAGGGACATGAACTCGGTGAGTTTCGTAAGTCAGAATCTGAAATAACTGAAGAGGAAGCTTACGAGAGGCTTACTGGTGACGATATTGAGGTGGGTTTAGCAGAGGAGAAGAAAAATCTCTCCGAACTGGATCCATACGATAACGATTCACATGACGAGCAATTGGAGTTAATCTCCCAGCTTGAAAGCGATCTCATTCGGAAGAGGACTCAGGAAGCGATTGCCGAGAGATATAACAGTCGTGATAACGAGAAATTCATCCAAGAACAGAAGCAGAAGCTTACTAGCGAAGGGTTTGATCTCAAGGACGAGGAGTTCGATAGGGTATTAGATGGAGCTAAGTATTACCGTGAGGACGGGCTGCTTACAGATCGATCTTTCCACAAGGGGCTCATAGATGAGTTTGGCGTGGGAAGAGTCACGAAGTTTCTTACCATGGAAGGCGAAAAAAAGGCAAGAGAGGACATCCAGAAGGCTTCAGCCAAGACCTCTGAGAAGGTCGATGTCCGTGGCTCAGGAAAGGGAGCCAAATTTGTCAAGGTCGACGAAATGGGGAGAAAGGAGCTTCGTAAAAATCTTAAAGGTCTCTCACCAGACGAACTTAAGCGTCTCTATGCTCGTAGAAACCAATAACTTAGTAACAGGAGATATAATAAATGGAAACAAGCCAAACTTGGATTGCGAATGTTGAAATCCTAAATGAGCTTTTGCGTAAGGAAACGTGGTATAACACTTTCTTCGCAAAGTTCTCAGGGAATGTAGATCTTTCGCAGGACGACAACGGAAATCCAGTCTATTCTCCTTCAGGTAAACCAATTGAAATCCTAAACGGCTTTGTGGCAGAGGGTCGGGATAATATGCTTATTCCGTTCCTCCGTGAGCTTACGGGGTCACCTGTTTACGGTGATACGGTTCTAAAGGGAACTGGTGAAGATCAGTCTATGTACTGGCTTCGCAGTTACGTGAATCAATATCGTAAAGCGGTGATGAAGCGGTCAGGTCAGATGTCAGAACAGCGACAGAAGCTGTACAAACTGTACGATGCTGCCAGACCACAACTCTCCCGATGGTTCAGTAAGTGGGAAAACCAGTCAATATTCGGAACCTTCTATGAAGGTGTATCACCGAACTTGTCTCTGGGCACAGCTTCTGACGGTCTCGGGCTGAACAAGCGGTACCATCCTAACTGGTAT